GAAAAGAAATTCATCGCTGCAGTCACATCCGGCACCGATCCGGCTGAGATCATCGCTGGAGCTCGCGCCTATGCCCGATCGGTCGAGCATGCCGATCCGCGGTTCATCGCTCAGGCGGTGACCTGGCTGAACCAGGCGCGGTGGCAGGACGATCACATCCCTCCGGCGAGAGCAGGGCCGCAACGGCGGGAAACTTTGGCCGACGTGATCGATCAGCTCCAGGACCGCGCTAATGCAGAAAAATCAGCTCGCAACAACCACATTCGAGACGAACCGGCCAGCCCCGGAGAGCCAAGCCGAAACCCACCTACGCTCCATTTATCGCAGTCGGTTGGAAGTCAGTCCTTCGGGTCATGTTTCGATTTCATCGAGCCGCGCGCCTACGCACGCCGATAGGACTGCCATGCACATACGGCAGGCGCTGCTCGCCGAAGCTTTGCGGCCCGGCACGGCGTCGCAACTCGGCGTATTCATCGGGCAGATGTTTGCCTCGTATCTCAGCGTGAAGCTTGACGCGGGGACGCTGCGCAAGACGATCGCGGCCTATGTCGCGCAGGTGCAAATCTTTCCCGAGTGGGCGGTGGAGCGTGCGTGTCAGAACTGTGCGAATCGGGACAGTCCATTTCCGGTGTCTGGTGGCGAGCTGCGCGCCGAATGCGAGCGGCATACCAAGCCGATCCACGACGAGGCTGGCGATCTGCGCAACATCCTCAATGGCGAAGTTTATCACGAGCGCAGCGCCGGCGAGCGAGAGCGCATTCGGCAGGGCTTCGAAAGCTTGCTGAAAGAGCTACGCGACACTAACGCGATGCAGAAACAACCGCGCGTCCGCGGTATCGGCCACAAGGAAGGATTTGGGCTGAGCGAGGAAGCGCTGCGCAAGTTTGGCGCGCGAAGGCAGTCCGCGGCAGAATGAACGTTCTCGCGCGCATCCGCTCCTACGACGAGCTCGCCGCGGCGCTGAAGACCGAGCGCAAGCGCCAGGGCCTGTCACAGACGAAGCTCGAGCAATCGCTCGATTGGGATTACGAGTATCTGTGGAAGCTCGAATCGCTGCGCAAATACCCGGCTGGCCGGCTGAAGGACTGGCTGCGCGGGCTCGGCGTCGAACTGGCGCTCGTAAGAACGGCAGATTTGGAGGCTGCTAAGCATACAGGCACGTATAAAAATCTCCCTTCAAATCCAGAGGTTTATGCGCAGGTCCGCAAAATAAATGGCGCGAAGGGCGGGCGCGCGCGAGATCGCAATCTGCGCGCGGTCAGAAAGCGGCAGATCGCACGGCTCGCCGCACAAGCGCGCTGGCAGAAAGCCTGCAGCAAGTGACTATTGCGCAGCAATGCCGCCAGTGCCGCAGAACGAGCAACGATAGCGCTTTCTCGCGATTGACGAGGGCTGCAGGCGCACAGTCTTGGCCCGCGCACAATTCGGGCAGCGCACCGTATAACGGCGGAAGAACTCGCCTGCGGATCGCTTCCGCGCGTTCGGGAACGCGGCTTCAGTGTCTTTCGGCCGTCTCGCTCGGCTCCAATCCAGACGCGCCATTCTTCCAATCCCACATCTCTTGCGCCGCCGCCGCTTCCTCACGGAGAACGCGCTTCCCCGGCTTTCGGTCGGCGTCGATTATACGCGTGATCGCTCGGGCCACTGCAAGCTTGCGGCAACGGCTCGGATCAATGCCGCGGGCTTTGCACCAACGCCACACGGTTGCCGGATCGATCCGAAGGTATTCGCCGACATCCGCGCAGCTCATTTCGCCACGCCGGATTGCCGCAACGAACGCCTTCTTGAGACTGCCCGAGACCATGCAAGGTTATCTTGCACGTATGCAAGAAAGTCTTGCACCGCACCGGCTAAGGTCAATAGGCCAGTGCCGAATCGCGTCCATCGCCGAATTACCGCAAAAACAACATGCTAAATCGTGTGCACAGCACGGTGCGGTGACAAGCGGCGAGAAAAAGCGTTCATTTCCGCGCGCCGCCACTCATTTCTGCGTAGCGCGACCAGCGCGGAGCAGATGACAGTGACCGAAACAGCCGCAATCGACCATGCAAGCGAAGAGGCGACGACCGGAAGCCTCGTAGCGCAGCCCCACTGGTGGCGCCCGCCGCTGCGCGAGCGCACGCCGCGGCTCAAAGAAGCCGATCTCCACCAGCGCGAAGTGCTGATGATCGATTACATGGTGCACGGCGTTGACCACGTGACGCTCGCCAAGCGCATCCTTCGAAACGACGAGCCGATTGCAATCGGCGAAGCGCTGACCCTTCTCGAGGCCGCACGCCTCTGCCGCATCAAACCGCGTCACGCCAGATGGCTCTCGACGCAACCTGCCTTCCAACGTCTCTTGCAGCGCGAGACCATCGCCTTCCGCGAAGGTGCCAAGGCCCGCGCTTGGCGCAAGATCGACGCCCTCGCCCACGAGCCTGGCGACAAATCCGCAGCCTTCGCCAAGGTCAACCTGCAGGCCGCAGCGCAGATCACCGGCGAGACCAAGCAAGGCGGCACATCCGTCACCATCCACAACACCAACGCCATGGGCGTCTCGGTCAAGGCCGGCCTCGTGCTCCGCCTCCCCGCCGACGCGCCGGCAATCCCGCTCGAGCAGGAAGGCGACGGCGAATGAAGCGCGGCGTCATCCACGAGGCCGTCAAGCACGCCATCTCAGATCGTGCCTTCCGCAATCTCTCGGCAAAGACGCTCACATTGCGCGAAACAGACCTCGACCTCATCGCAGAGCGGCTGATCGACGATCTCGCAGTGCTCGCCATCAAAGCCAAGGCCGATCGGGAGAAGCAGGGGGACAGCGATGTGGAGTGCTAAGCCGACCCAGAGAACCTTCGTTGAAGCAATGAAGCGCCAAGGCTTCGAACTCAACAACGACGGAACAATCAACTGGCAGGCGACCATCGAAACACTGCAAACGCTTACGCCATCGCTCACTTCGAAGGTGGAACGAGATGCCCGCACCGCGCGCGAGAGCAGCGAGACATTTCGGCGAACGGGAGCCGGCGAGCAGGCGTCATGACCCTCGCTCTTGCCCTGATCGGGACGGCAACCCGCACCGTAAAGCGCACATTCCCGCACCATGCGCGCCCGCACCAGCAAGCAAGTGCCTGAAATGACAGCGGCTTCGGCAACAAATGCGAGTATCACCTACCGTCGAACCTCGACGAAGCATGCTTTTTGCCAGAGAGGGGGCGCCAGGCCGATCGCCCACAAAAGGAGGGGGTGGGGGCAAAATCGGATCGCATGTGCCGACCTCCTCACCTCCTCGCGCGACTTCCCCCGAAAAAGCTTTGGCCTGCTGAAATTTTTGGAGGTTTGAATGTCTGAGCATGATCCGAGATCACCATTGGTGCGTCTGAGCTTTGAGGGCTGGGCGGGTATTGCTGCGTTTGGCGTGCTTGTAGGCGCGGCGTTTATTGTGGCGCTCCTTCGTATTCTGAGTTCTGGCTAAGGCGTTACCCTCTGGATTTTTTTGTTCCCCATATGTTTCACGTGAAACAGGAGGTCAGCCATGCCATGGACATCGCGCTCGGCGGCGAAGCGGCAGTGGCGTGCCGTGGCCAACAGCGTTCTTGCCCGCACGCATGATGAGGGCCGGGCGGTGCGAGAGGCGAACGCGGTGATCAAGCGGCGCCGGAAGAAGAAGCGGTGAGGCGAGTAGCGGCGATATGGACTTTACGAACGACGTAGGATGGGTAGAGATTCGACATGGCTCGCCTTGCATTTCTCGTCGCATTCGCGCTGATCGCCACAGACGCTATCGCTCAGCAACTTGACTGTCGCATGTTCCGGCACAACCCGGACGGCTCTTGGAGCCCCGTAGCTCCCGTGACGATTTCTGGTCCAAAGGGACAGGTCCAGATCGGACCAGGAGCGTCATTCGATCCCGGCGACCGGTTCATGGAACTTGATTTGGGCGCCGCGTTGAACGCGCAGTGTCCTTAGGCGAGCGGCTGCTTAACAGCACGGAGCGGTAGCGCGGTGCGGTGCCGCGCTGAGCGGACGCTGCTTTGATGCGCGCGCGTCCCTCGAAGGGCGTTCCTCCCGAGACTGCCCGAGCTTCGGCTCGGGCATTTTTGGAAACCGCGCATGGCCCGTCAGACCCGCAAGAAACCAGTTGCAAAGTGTATGCCGAAGGCGAAGCCGCCGCGGTTGCTTGATGTCACTGGGATGCGGCGGGATATCGATTACGAGCACTTGCGTGACCGGGTCGATCTCATCGAAGGGCATGTCAGCGACCACACCAAGCGCATCGAGGCCATTGCCGGCACGGCGGATTATTGGGCGGGTCTGTCGCAGCACGTCAAGACGCTCGAGGACGAGCGCGCTACGCCATCGACAACGATCGTCGAGCAGGCGAGCGGCATGTCGATCGCGCTGTGCTTTCTGATTCACGATCTCGTTGCCGGCGCGGTGATCGGGGCGGCGTGGTGGTACTGGAGCGCGTTCGGGATGCACCTGCCGCCGTTCGTGCAATGAGCGAGAACGTCGTCGCGCTGGCTCGGCCAGCCACAAACACGGCCCTCATTGATAAGCTGCGAAGCGCGCTGGACCTTGCAGAGCGCGGGATCATAAACGGCGGCGCGTTTGTAGGGATGATGCCGGATGGCGCTTCCGTGACAATGGTGCCTGATAATAATGACACGCTTCGACTTATCGGTGCGCTGCGGCTTCTTGAGCAAGATGTTATCGCCAGCATGGCCGCGCGATCGAAGTGAACGCCGCGAATGCCGCAACTCGAATTCGATTCCGAAGGGCGCACTATTTACGAACCCGACGGGGCTTGCCTTGTCGAGTACCTGACCGATCGCAGCGACGTTTCGATCATCCGTGGCCCGGTGGGTTCGGGCACGTCGTCCGCATCGTGCGTCAAGATATGGACGCTGGCGCAGGAACAGCGAGTGCAGGTGAACGGGCTACGCCAATCCCGCTGGGCGATCGTGCGCAACACCTATCCCGAGTTGACCGGCACGACGCTTAAGACATGGCTTTTCTGGTTTCCTGAGCATCTGTACGGCCGCGTCAATCGCTCGCGACCGATGACACAGATTATTCGTGCCGACGATGTCGAGCTCGAAGTGTTCTTTCTTGCGCTCGACGGACCGGAAGATCAGGCGAAGCTCCAGTCTTTCGAGTTTACCGGCTTTTGGTTCAACGAGATGGAGCACACGAACAAGGAAATTTTCGATATGTGCGGCGGCCGCACGCGGCGCTATCCGCCAGTGGCGACGGGCGGCACGAAATGGTCGGGAATTATCGCCGATCTGAACGCGCCGAACGAGGATCATTGGCTGCCGATGATGGCGGGCGAGGTGCCCTATCCCGACGACGTGCCGGAAGATCGGCGCATCAGAATGCCGGAGAGCTGGTTCTACAAGGTCCAACCTCCGGCACTGCTCGAGAACATGGGGCCGGACGGCAAGCACGACGGCACGTATCGCGTCAATCCGAAAGCCGAGAATCAGAAATGGCTCGATCCCGACTATTACGCCAAGCAGTGGCCGGGCAAGAGCAAGGCGTACATCGATTCGAAGCTGATGAACCGGATCACCTTCTTTGTAGAAGGTGATCCGGTATGGTCGATGTTTCGCGCCGAAACGCATGTCGCGCCGCGCCCGCTCGTGCCCGTGCAGGGACACACTGTGCTCGTTGGGCTGGATTTCGGGCGCATGCCGGCGGCCATCATCGGCCAGGAAATTAATGGTCGGCTGTACGTTCAATTTGAATGCCGCGGTTACGGCGTCGGCGCGCCGACGTTTGCGCCGCAGCTGAAGCGCTTCCTCGCGCAGCACTACGGCGACGGCTATAGCTATCAGTATTGGGGCGATCCCAAGGGTCAGGACAAAGGCCAGCAGGCCGAGTTCACGGCCTATGAGGTTTTCGATAGCCACGGCATGCGCGTGTTGCCGGCGCCGGTGAAGAACAACAATCTTGAAGCTCGGCTCGGCGCGGTCGAAAACATCCTCAACGAGATGCACATGGGGCAGCCGCGCTTTGTGCTGTCGCCGACGTGCATCACCTTGAAAGCCGGGATGGCCGGCCGCTATCAGGTCAAGCGTGTCGGCGGTGAAATGCAGCCGGTGAAGGATAAATACTCGCACATCGCCGATGCGCTGCAATATCTCGTGCTCGGCATGGGCGAGGGTCGGCGCATGGTCGGCAAGGATGTGCATTCGCGTCCGCAGGCGCGCAACGCGATGGCGCCGCGGCGCTCACTCAGGAGGGCAGTGGCATGAGCGATGTTCAGCCGATCGACACCGCGCCGAAGGACAAGACGATCATCGTCACCGGCGGCTGGTACGAGCATCCGACAACCGGCATGCGAATGGATTTCGTGCCGGCCTTCGTCGCCTGGGATGAAGCCGCTGGCGCGTGGATCATGCAGGACGACCACAAGCGCGTCTATAACGAGCCGAAGCAGTGGGTCGCGGCGGCGTGATCGTCCAGCGCCTGCCCGAGCAGATCACCCGCTGGCACTTCATCTTCTGGCCGGTCGGGGACACATGGATCGCCAATCGCGTGCCGGGCGAGTTCAAGCATGTCAGCGCCTGCGCCTATTCCGAGGCGTGCCGCACCTTCGTCTGGCTCGATGTGCGCTACGGCCGCACCGAAGTGATGCTTTACGCGCCAGGCGATGACAGCGAGCGCGCCATCGCGACGCGCATCGCCGGCTGCTCTGTCCTGCAGATGGACGCGCTGCGCTCGCGCAAGCGGCTTGTCGGCTTCCGCTTCTGGTGCGTGCCGGCTTGCGGCTCGCTTGTCGGGCTCGCGCGGTGCGGTGCGCTGCCCGACCAATTCTGGCGATGCTGCCTGCGTAACGGCGCGCGGGTGATATTCGATGGCAGGCGGCACGGCGTCCGCAGGAACAGGCTCCGATCCTGGCTGGCAGGCAATAGCCGCCATGAACCAGCAGAACCTGGCGCTGCAGCAGGGGCCGCTACAGGCGGCAAAAAATCAGCAAATCCAGGCGATCCAGTCGTCGCTCTCTGACGACACGCTGAACCTGATCAAGATGTTCGGCGCGAGCTCGGCGATGTCGGGCGCGAGCATCAATGCGCCATTTGCCTCGACCGTGGGCGGCTTTGCCACGCCGTTCCTGACGCCGGGCGGCGGTCTTGTTGGAGCGCGCGGCTGATGGCGCGAGTGCCGCGCCGCCGCACGGCGAAGTCGGACGATCCGCTGGAGAAGGAAGCGCGCGATCGGCTCGAGGAGGCGCGCCGCCAGAAGGGTCACATCCTCGCCGATCTCCGTGAAGCCTATTGCTTCGCCGCGCCGCATCGCGCCCAAACGATTTCAAGCCGCTCCAAACCGGCGAGCGCCAAGCCCGGCGAGGAACGGCTCGTTGACACGAATTTCTTCATGGAGATGTGCGGCGACTTCCCGACGGCGATCGAGAACACGTTCATGCCGCAGACCGGCGGTTGGGCGCAGCGCAAGGCCGGCATGGCCGTACCGGAAGACAAGCGCGCCAATGTCGAGAAGCTGGCGGCGGTAGGCGACAAGAAGATATTCGCGGCGATCGGCGCGTCGAACTTCCACGCCGAGTTCGGCAAGGGTGCCAATCCCGATCTGTCGATCGGCGTGTTCGCCATGTGGATCGACCATCGTCGCGCTTGGGAGCCGGTGCATTGCCAGGCGATCCCGATCCGCGAGCTCGAAATGAACCTCGGGCCGTTCGGCGACATCGACGACCGCTTTGTCGTGCGTCACACCAAGAACCGCTTCGTCAAGACGCTGCTCAAGGGCATCAAACTGCCGGCCGACATGCTCGCGGAGATAGAGAAGGACCCGGACGAGGATGCCGAGATCGCCTGGGGTTTCTGGCGCCGCTGGGATGACGAAGAGGAAGAGGGCGGCGAGCGCTGGCAATACGTCGTCCTGAAGGATGGCGACAAGGTGCATGACGCGGTGCTGAAGGGCGCCGGATCGTGCGCGCTCGTCATCGGCAGGTTTGGCGCCGACAGCGATTTCGCCTGGCCGCGCGGCCCAATGCTGCGCACGCTCGCCGATGCCGGCGTCATTGACGCGCTGACCTACAAGAAGACCAAGGCGATCGATTTCCACATTCAGCCGCCGACCGGCATCATCGGCGACGATCTGCCGGAAGACGATATCGAAGCGGGGATGATCTATTCGTTCCGGCCTGGGACGGAACTGAAGACGCTCTACGACCCGCCGCCGATGGACCCGGCGATTTATTTCAGCCAGGAGATCGAGCAGCGCGTCAAGCGCATCTTCTTCCTCGATTTCCCGCAGCAACGCGGCGACACCCCGCCGACGGCGACGCAATGGCTCGACCAGATGACGCTGGCGCAGCAGCGCATCGGCACGCCGGGCTTTGCTTTCTGGCGTGAGGCGTGCGCCGGCGTGTTCACGCGTTTCCAGCGCTTGCTTGAGGATGCCGGCTACATCGACCAGGTGAAGATCGACGGCAAGATCATCGCGCTCACGCCGTACAATCCGGCGCAGAAGGCGCTGGAGCAGCAGGAAGTGGCGATGTTCGCGCGCTTCGTGCAGATCGCCGGCGAAGCATATCCGGAAGAGTTCAAGCTGTGGTCCGACGGCAAGACGACGATCGAGAATCTGGCCCAGAAGATGGGCGTCAACGAATTGTGGGCACAGCGCAACGCCGACGACATAAAGGCGGCACTGTCGAACCTGCAGGGCTTGGCACAGAACCACCCGCCGACGGCGCCGGCATTGCCGCAACCGACGCCCGCCGCGCCTGACACCGGCCCGGCGCCGCTACCGGCGCGCGTCACGCTGCGGCAGGTGTGAGGCTATGATTTACCCCGACGATGAAGTCGCCGCTGGCATGGAGCGCTTGGGCCGCTATCCCGAGGCGCGCTACCTCAAACAGCTGCTTTTGGACGAGATCGTGCGGGTGTCCGGACCCAATACGGACCCCGGTGCGGTGAAATTTTTTGA